TGCTGGCACGGAGGGGTTTTCTTCGGGTGCTGGCACGGAGGGGTTTTCTTCGGGCGCTGGCACGGAGGGGTTTTCTTCGGGTGCTGGCACGGAGGGGTTTTCTTCGGGTGCTGGCCAGCCTACTCCTTGATCCACCCCTTGCGCAGCGCCCATCCGTAGAAGCCCACCCCCAACGCTGCAGCCACCGAACCCCAATCCCGCGCGAGCAACCCCCCAAGCACGCCCAAGACGCCCAACACCAGGCTCCAGTGGAAGACGGTTTGATTGTCGGCGCGGTAGGGTTTCAAGCTCAAACTCCAAAATTCAAACTACAAACACACGAATTTCTAACTTGACTTTGGCGGAAGTGGTTGTACAATCGGGCTGTCTAACTTACGACACGAGGTTGCTGTGAAGAAACACGCTGCGCCCCCAGCGTCCCCGGACGTGATTACCTCGATAGAGGCGGCTGCACTCGCCGGCGTCACTGCGCGCACGATCGTGCGGTGGTTCGCTGCGGGCAAAGTTGCCGGCCGGAAGGCTGGTCCTGGTCTGCGCTCGGTTGTCCTCGTCGAGCGTGTGTCGCTCGAAGCCCTGATAGCCGCACGCACAATCAAACCTGAGAAACAGCAGAAGAAGGTGGAAAGTGAGTAAGCTGCTCGACCGCCTCTCTCACTTCATCCTGCGACTGAGCATCCGGATCGACCATTACTCGGATGCCTGGATGGGCCATCCGCGTGCGTGGGCCATCCGGCTGAGCATGCGGCTGGAGCGACTCTCCGATCGTCTCTTCGAGGTTGCACAGAAGAAACAGCGCGGCCGGCGGTGAGGCCGACCGCGCTTCGCGACCATTCGGCCCGAGCAGGGCCGCCGGGTCTTTTCGCCCAAACGCTGAGACACCGGCAGCACATTAACAAACCGAACAGCCGCTATGAGCCGTGAGGGACTCGAACCCCCAACCAAGGGTTTAAGGTTCAAGGCCGCGTAGGATGGCGCGGATGGGTGAGTAGCGCTCGAAGCCGTGCGCAGTGAGTGCTTCGGTGTAGCGCTGTACCTCCTGGATGTTCTCCCATCGTCCCCACAATTGAACCATTCTTGTTGGCGCGCCGAGTGTGATGGCGAGCGTCGCGAAGGTCCGTCGCAGGTCGTGCGGGCTGAGCTTGAATCCGGCAGCCTGGCCGATGCGTGCGAAGATGCGGCGTAGGCCGTCTGTGGTGAGTGCCTGGCCGGGTTTTAGTCCGCCGATGGCGACGAAGACCGTTGGGGCGTTGCCGCGCGCAACTGTGGCCCGCTCGGCGAGCCAGGCGGCCAGGATGTTGGCCGTCTCGGGCGCGTAGACTCCGAATTTCTCCTGTCCACCCTTGACGACGACTTTCAACAGGAGTGCGTCGACGTTCAGGTCGTCGAGGCGCAGCCGGCACACTTCGCGGGCACGCAGGCCGGTGTCGAGCATGAGCGCGACGAGTGCCAGGTCGCGCTTGCCGATGGTTGTGCTTGTGTCGCAGGCTGCCAGGACGGCGAGGGCCTGGTCAAAGGTGAGGGTGCGTTGGATGCGTCGTTTGGGGCGCGGCATGGGCAGGCTGGCGGCTGCAGGGCTGTGGTGGTAGGCGAAGAATGAGCGCAGTGCGTTGACGGCGTGCCGGATGGTGGCGTCGCCGCAGCCGGCTGCTCGCCGGGCGGCGAGGTAGCGCTGCAGGTCTTGGGGTGTGAAGTCAGTCGGCTGTTTGTCGGGGAAGTCGCGGCTGAGTCGGCGCAGTTCCCAGGCGTAGCCGGCGACGGTGGTCTGGCTCTTTTGGATGGTGAGCCAGTTGATCCAATCGTCGATGGCGGGGAGCACGGTTTCCTCCGGGCAGTGCGCGCCGCCCCCGTCGGTGGCGTTCTGCGAAGCCGGCAGCGGTCGGTCCCGCTGCCGGCGGCTCGATGGGAGTATCGCACAGGGAACGGGAAGAAGCAATAGGGAGGTAGTCGGATGGTCAAGCGGTCGGGTGGTCGGGTGGTGCGTAAGACGCCCAGACGTCGGGCGATGAGGCTTCCGGAGGACGTCGACATGGTGGCGATGCCGCTGACCGGCGTGCGGGTGGTGCTGCATCAGATCAAGCGCGAGTTGGTGGGGGGTGAGGCGCGGGGCTTCCGTCAGATCTACCTGGCGGGCCTGGCCGATGAAGCGCTCGGCATGCTCAAGACGCACGAGCGCCGGGCGGAGCAGTTGGTGCGCTACGTGAAGAAAGGAGGCGGGACATGAGCTTGGAGTTGGAGTATCACCACGCCAGGGAGATCTGGCGTGCGATGTACCGGAGCCTGCGTGGGCTGGTGAGAATCCGCGCCGACGTGCAGGCGATTCAGCATCAGCGCTCTTGGCTGAAGTTCTGGACGCGAGAGCGGCTGTGGCTCGAGAGCAGAAAGGAGGCGCATCGTGTTGCACAAGTTCAGTCCGAGTCAGAAGGTGGGCGTGGAGGGCGATCCGGAGTTCGTCGGGGTGATCACCGGTCCGCTTTACAGTCCGGAGAACGAGTTCACCGGCAAGTGGGTGGTGGGTGTGTCGCAGCCGGGGAGCTCCGGGCTGCGGGGTCAGGCAAGCATCGAGGAAAGCCGGCTGGTGGCGCTGGACGCGCCGCCGGCGTACATCGCGCCGCGAAGGGGCGTTAACTGGAAAGAAAAGGCGCGCTACTCCGCCCCGAGCAGCGCGCCCGCCGAACAATCTCCCGCTAGGGAGTGAACCGTTGAGAATAGTATAGCACGGGTGTCAAGGGGCATGGTCGGGCGGTCGAGTAGTCGAGTGGTCTGGTGGTCAAGACCGTGCCCCTAGGGAGGAACCGATGAAGTTGAAGTCGTCCGAAAGAAGTACGGGAATGGGCGCGACCCATTACGCCGCCGTTTCTGTTGACGGTGCATGGGTGCGTGTGTCGCGGCTGCCGGATGCGCTGTACATTGGCCGCGATCATGGCTGGGAGGAGTACGAGGTTGAGATTGTGGACGATGCTCTCCACGCGCAGTTTGACCGCTCGAACAGCGGCAAGGAAGAGGTCACGGTTTCACGCGGCGATGCGGTGGTGGCCAAGCTGCGATCGTTCGATCACGCCCGGCGCTGGCTGGAAGCACACTAACGCGAACGTTTAACGAGAAGGGGCACGGCGGGCGCGCGCCCGCCGTGCCCCTACAGGAGGAAACCGATGGACGCACTTTACTACGTGCCAGGCACGGGATTTCCGGGCACGATCCAGGACGCGGCCGGCAACATGGTGGCCGCGATCAACACGTTCGGCGAGGAGGAGTCCAGGCGCTACGGGCTGTTGTTCGCGGCGGCGCCGGACATGCTCGACGCGATCGAGGCCACCATTGATGCGCTGTCGGGGAGTGAGTTTGTGAGCGTGGTTGCGTGGCTGGAAGACGTGCGGAAGAAGGCGAGGGGGCAACGCTAGAATGCCCGTAACGCTGTCAACTCGGTGTCAACTTTCGACGCGATGAGAAAAAACGACACACGGCTCGAACAGGCGCCAAACGTCACGCCTGAGCAGTTGAGGGCGATTCGTGCTGAGTATGGTCAGAGCCTGGCGCAGTTTGGCGTGACGCTTCGGCGGACGCTGAAGCCAAACGTGGGGACCGGCTTCAGCAGGGAGTACGTGCGGCAGTTGGAGGTGGGCAAGAAGCCGATCACGGGGAAGCTGGCCCGTGCTGCGCTTATCCTGGGAGCGATGATTGACGGCGTCGATGAGGTATGGGCTCGGGCCAGGCCGGTCGAAGTGCTTGCGATGAACGACATCGCCGGCGCGCTGGTCACCGGCGAAGCGCGCAGGTGCGCTCTGGCCGGCTGCCGGATTGAGTTTGTGCCAAACTCGCCTAGTCAGAAGTATCACGCCAGGGCTTGCAGAAGTGAGGACTATAAAAGGAAGAAGGAGCGGAAACGATGAGGGAACCAACAGAAAAAAACGAGCACGCGCCCTCCCCCGGGCGCGTGCCCACCGACACAGAGCAGTCACGACGACTGGTGTCCATAGTATAGCACAGGCGTCAAGCTGTGGACAACCGATCGTACGTGGGGCTGCTGATGCGTGCGTTGACGCGTGGAACATCGGGCCGGGCGCAGGTCGGGCCGCTGGCGTGTTTCGTGGTGATGGTGCTGTTGAAGCAGGAGCATCCGGATTGGTGGTCGGTCGAGGAGCTGATGGCGCTGACTGGGTGTGACGAGGAGACGATCGCGGCGGCCCGGCAGGTTCTGCCGGCGGTGGGGGTGGCATGCCTGGGTCCGGGCGGGCGGGGAATCCGGCTGACGGATTCGGTTGTAAGTCAGTTGGAATTCTGGGACAGAACTAAGAAGATCGGTTTAACCGATCTTGTCTCTGGTAGTAGTAGTAGTCTTTTACCTACAGAGGGAGAAACACTACCACTACCACTGACAGATGGTGCTAGATCGGTTAAACCGATCCAGCGTCACCCTGACCTGGAGCGCCTGGCGGGGATCCTGATGACGCATGGCTGTCCACCCGGTGACGCCCGGGGCGCGATTCAGGCCGCCCTCAGCGATGGGGACGCGCCGGACAGCGTGGAGCTGCAGGCGCTGCTGTGGATTGCGTACGTGCGCTCGCCGTTGGGGGAGTCGATCAGGTTCCCCTCGTTCGTGGCGCGCCGGCTTGAGCAGAACGTGCCGCCGCCGAGCTTTGCTTACCGGGTGAAGAAGGACGATCCGGACTGGCGGCGCTGGCATCGGGAGCACGAGACTCTTCTCAGGCGCATCAAGGCTCTGGGTGGGCCGCGCTTTTCGATGGGCATGGATGTGGGGGAAGAGTGGGTGGAGTTTCTGGAGCGCAGTCGGGGGCAGGGGGAAGAGAGCGAGGTTGACGACAATGGAGAGTAAGACGCTGGACGCAGGGACGATGCAGGGTCTGATCGGGTACAGCCCGAATCGGCTGGTGTATGGGAAGATGACCTTGAAGCACCGGCAGTCGAACGGGACGCACTATCTGCGGCTGACGGTCGGGAACGGGACGGAACGGTATCCGATCGACGACGAGGTTGAGGTGATCGTGAACGCGGTGAAGGGCCTGGGCTTTGCGGAGCCCGGGCGCCATATGCGATTCGACGCGGAGACCGGGGAGCAGCTGGTGTTGTTGAGCTGGCCGGTGGGGGAGCAGCCGAAGTTGTTTTAACCACGGATGGCACGGATTGCACGGATAGGAGGCGGGCATGCACGACTGTGGGAAGGGCTGCGGGCAGGCGTGTGACTGCGACGTGGAGGATACGTGGCTCGAGGCGCCGGACGATTGCACGCACGAGTGCGAGGAGTTCGACGACGAGCAGGAGGCGAGCGTGACAGAAGACAAGCGGGTGGTTCGCGGCGAGTGGCGGTGTGAGCACGAGGACGGGCCGGCCACGACGCTGAAGGAAGCTGACGCGCTCGAGCAGTCGCCGCGTTACGTAATCTGCCCGGACTGCGGGACGCACTGGATCGTCTGGCAGATGGGGACGTGGAAGCTGGCGAAGCCGGTGATCGTGCCGATGTACGGTTGACTTCACGGATAGCGGCCGGCGCAGTGCGGGAACACTGCGCCGGCCTGACCCGAACGCCGACGAGACCGGCGCGCGGGCTTGTCTCATTATATGCGATGAGGCAAGCCCCTCACCGGCCTGGCGGTTGGGCGTTGCCAGGCCGGTGTGTGTTTTGGGACAGCGGATCGGGTGAATGAAGCGGATTGAAAGCCGTCTCGTGGCCCCTACGCAGGTTGAAGGTCTGCCGGTCGCGCCGGCAGCGGGACGAAGCGGACGACGGTCGTATCCGGCCCATACCTGACTCACCTTGATAGCGGGTGTCGTCGAGGGACATACCGGGGAAAAGGACACGGAGGAAGCGTAACCACTGGAACTGATGCAGGAAGAAGCGGTGGCCACCAGACGCGGCCTCGGCCGCTGAACGCAACCGTCCTGCGCGACTGGACTGGAGGAGAGGGCAGGCGCAAGGCCTGCCCCTACCTCATGGGGAGGAACCATGATGATTTTTCAGGGCACGCGGATGGTGATGTCGCACGACGTGGTGCGCGCGCTGCGCGAGCTGCGTGAGGAGTTCGTGACGAAGACGGACGCGCCGGTCGATGAGTTGTTCGCCGACGTGGGGATGTTCCTGTTGGTGCTGTGCCGCAAGTTTGGCCTGTGTGAGGCGGAACAGGCGGAGGTGCTGGGCGTGGACGTGCTGATGCGGCTGAAAGGCAGGCGGGCGAAATGATGACGGTGATCGTGGGGCACGTGGTGGGCGTGTCGCTGGCGACGCAGGGTGCCAACATTTGGATCAGCGCGTCGGAGTTCGGCCGGCTGGTGGCGGCGATGCTCGACGGGCGGTCGCTGGATGCGGCGCGGGCCACCTCTCCGGATGGGGCCTGGCTCATCGTGCCGCAGGATGCGCGGGTGGATCGGGCGCTGCGGGACTTGCGCTGGCTGCTTGATGCGCTGGTGCATGATGTCCGTGGAAATGAGGAGGCATCCACTCCAGCCCTCCCCCGAATGTCAGGGGAGGGGGCAGAGGTGGCGGCGATCGCGGAGCGTATCCGGGAGGCCTGGCGGGGCGGGGCGAGCCGGCGGCGGCTGGCGCTGGTGGCCGGCTATCCGCAGTACGGAGGGTCGTACGTGCGGAAGATCGAGGAGGCTATCGAGTGGTTGGAGGCAGAGGCGCGGCATGGGGATGCCGCTACTACGGGGGCTGCTACTACGGGGGGAAACGGGCGGGGGAGTGGCGAATTGGTTGGATGGAGCGGGTCGGAGTAGTGGAGTAGTGGCCATGGCGAATCTTCATCGGCGATTGTTGAAGCTGGAGCGGGCGCAGCCGCAGTGCTGCGCGACGTGCGCGGCGCTGGTGGTGCGCGCGTCGGGCGAGGCGTCGTGTGCGTTGGACGATGTGGCGCTGGCCGGCGGGTCGCTGGCGCCGCTGGATGATCTGACGCGGCTGGTGTGCCGGCTGTATCTGCGGTCGCACGAGGAGGATCGGCTGGCGCTGTTTCGGCGGCTTGCGGCGGGGTAGGAGGTGGGCATGCTTATGTTGGTGAACGAGTCGACGGTGCGCCTGTTTGTGTGGCGCACCGAGTCGAGCGAGTATGGGGCGACGAGGCGCTATTACTGCGCGGTGGCGCCGTATCGGTGTATCCTGGTGACGCGCGAGGGTCTGGACCTGGCCGGGCTGCGGGGCCAGGTGGTGGACGCGACGATCGGTTGGGAGCGGGGTGGGAGAGAATTCGTGCGGCCGGGGAACGAGGGGCTGGCGCACACGAAGATTACTGTTTTTCGGGTGGTGCGCGGGGCGCAGGCGGATGCGACGACGCTGGCGCACGTGCTGCGGCGTGCGCCGAAGGATGGGGAGGGCTGAGGCGCTGAGGGAACGGCATGGGGATGCCGTTCCTGCGAGTTGTGCTGTTTGAACGGACGTTCTATAATTAGCCTTGTCGGCGGGCGTTGGTCCGACATGTGAGCCGGGCGAAGAGAAGTGCCTCCTTCGTCCGGTCTCTTTTTGTTTCCGGGTTTACGTGCGGTTTTGATTTGTTAGGGTTGCGTGTGCTTTCTGGAAGAAGCGTGTCTTTTGCTCGGTCTGTAACGGTTTTGTCATTGACTTGAGAGCACGGTTGTTCTAGGATCGTGTCGAGCTTGGGCGGCTCATTACTACCGGCATAGCCGGTCTACCGGCATAGGGATGCCGGGTCTACAGGGCGGCCCATGCAATCTTCCAACAACAGCAAGCGGGGGCGCGGCGCGCCAAAGGGCAACAGCAACGCCCGCCGACACGGTTTTTACGCCCGTAAGTTGGCGCACAGTGCACCCGAGGCTGTAATCGCCGGCGATGGCGCCCACGTCGCCGGTTCTCCTCCAGATGAGGCCGGTTTTTCTCTGCCGGCCTCAGCTTCGTTGTTGGTGTCAGGTGCACGGGTGTCAGGTGCGCCGGCGCCGATTCCCACCTTAGACGATCTAATCCTCGAGCTGTATGCCAAGCAGAAGGACCTGAGCGCTTACATTGCCGGGCTGAGCCATAGCCAAGCGCCGGACGACGAGTCGCGCGTGTCGCTCGAGTCGCGCAAGCTCTCGGCGTTCGAGCTGTTCCGGCAGAACACGGCGACCTTGGGCCGGCTGCTGGCGTACCGGGGGCAGGGGGATCTGGGCCGGGAGCTGACGGGGGCTCTAAACCAGGTGCTGGACATGATGTCGCGGGACCTGGGGATGCAGCTGTGAACCACGGATGACACGGATGGACACGGATGATTGAGCTGGCGCCTTACGTTCCGATCTTCATTCAGCTGGTGATCCTGGCCGGGACGATCTATGTGGCGCGCAGCGCGCGGCCGAAGCTGGTGGCGGAGACGAAGCAGGTGGAGGCCGAAGCGGCGCACACGCTGGTTAACGGGTTCTCGTCGCTGGTGGTGTCGCTGCAGACGAAGCTGGCGGAGGCGGAAGCGGAGTTGAAGGAGGAGAAGAAGAAGGCGGGGGTGGTGCCGACGCTGGCGCGGCGCATCGACGAATTGGAAGCGGAGTTGAAGGCGGCGCGCAGCACGATCAGCGACTTGGAGCACGATACCTAACCACGGATGACACGGATGTCACGGATGAGACCTAGGGGCGCTAGGGATGCGTGAGGGACGCAATCGACCCACTCGTACAGGCAACCCGGCTCGCGCTGTCCAACATCGGCGCGTACAGCCGTTACGTCACGCGGCGCGAATTGCGCGCGTATCAGGTGGAACCGGCCGAGGCTATCGTAAGCAGCATCGTCGGTGGACACGGTCGGACTTTTGTCGTCGAGATGAGCCGGCAGGCGGGGAAGAACGAGCTGAGCGCGCAGTTGGAGGCGTATCTGCTGACGATCTTCCAGCGCGTTGGCGGGCAGATTGTGAAGGCGTCGCCGACGTTCAAGCCGCAGACGCTGAACAGCCTGCAGAGACTGAAGGACCGGCTCAAGACGCCCTGGCACGCGGGCCGGGTGAGACATCGAAGCGGCTACATCGTCGAGGTGGGTGAAGCGCGGGCGATGTTCTTTTCGGCTGAGCCTCGGGCGAGCACGGTGGGGGCGACGGCTGATCTGCTGCTCGAGGGCGACGAGGCGCAAGACATCAAGGCGAGCAAGTGGGACAAAGACTTCGAGCCGATGAAGGCCTCCACAAACGCGACGAGCGTTCTGTGGGGCACGGCCTGGACGACAAACACGCTGCTTTATCAGGCCAAACAAGCGGCGCTGCGACAACAGGCGAAAGATGGGGTGCGGCGCTATTTCGAGTATCCCGCGGATGTGGTCGCCCAGTACGTGCCGGCGTACGCGGCGCACGTGGCCGATCGGCGCGAGCGGCTGGGGGCGCGGCATCCGCTCATCGTGACGCAGTACGACTTGAAGGAGATCGATCATGAAGGCGGCTTGTTTCCCGATGCCCGCCAGGCGCTCATGCGCGGGACGCACGAGCGGCGCCGCGCTCCGGAGCCGGGGAAGCAGTACGCGCTGCTCGTGGACGTCGCAGGCGAGGATGAGGAACAGCGCGGGTCGGCTGAGGTACTGGAGCGCGATCAACTGGCTAATAAGAAGCGAGATGCCACCGCTATCACGGTGGTCGAGATGGGGCCAGGCGATCAGTGGAGTTATTTGGTTCGGGATCGGAGTTTGTTTCTGGGCGTTCCGCAAACGGCGCTTTACGAGCGGATCAATGCGCTGGTGGCACACTGGTCTGCGCGCTGGCTGGTGGTGGACGCGACGGGGGTCGGGGCGGGCCTGGCTTCGTTCCTTGAGGCGAGATGGAGCGAGCGGGTTGTCCGGTTCGAGTTCTCGTCGGCGAGCAAGTCGGATCTGGGGTGGGACTTCGTCGGGGTAATCGAGACGGGCCGGTTCAAGGACCACGCGGACGATCAGTCGGCGGAGTACCGGCAATTTTGGTATGAGGTTGACAAGTGCCAGTACGAAGTCTTGGACGGGCCCGGGCAGCGCTTGCGATGGGGCGTCACCGAGCCGCCGGCGTACGACGGGCTGGTGGCGCGCGGGCACGACGATCTGTTGATCAGCGCGGCGTTCACGGCGGTGCTCGACAAACAACCCAAACCCACCGAGTATTTTGGTGCGGTGGTGCAGGTGGAGAAGAGGGTGAGCCGGCGTAGGGGCAAGTACTAAAACGTGAAACGTAAAACGTGATGGCACGGAATCCTTACGCTTTGACTTTCAGCCGGCGGATGGCGCTGGCGTGGCGGATTGCGACGTCGCGGATGGCGATCGACGCGACGCTGCGCGATTTCCTCGGCGAGGACTCGCAGGGCAAGTCGACGAGCCGGGCGGGCTGGGCGAGCACGTACGACGCGACGAAGGATCGGCCGTGGTTCCAGCGGCACGAGAACCTGACGGATGCTCTGGCCGCCTGGCGCACGAATCCGCTGGCGCGGCGCATCGTGAATTTGACGCGGGATCACGTGTGGGGGAATGGGATCCGGCCCACGTCGCGCATCAACGCGGTACAGAAGTGGCTCGACCGCTTCTGGAATCACGAATTGAACAACATGGGGGAACGCTGGCCGGTGTGGATCGACGCGCTGACGACGGATGGCGAGGTGTTCCCGACCTTTCATCAGAACGAAGTCGACGGGATGGTGTTTGTTCGCGCGCTGGCCGCGGTGCAGGTCGAGGGCCTGAAGTGGCGGGCGAACGATTACGAGCAGGTGACGGGGGTCGGGCAGCGCGTGCCGGGCCAGATCGAATTGGTATGGTGGCCGACGCTGCTGACGGCGGAGCCCGGGCAGAGCTTCGCCGGGCAGTTCGCGGTGAACAAGCCGCTGGGTGCGACGCGCGGGGATGGCGATCTGGCGACGGCGCTACCCTGGCTGGCGTTCTACAGCGATTGGCTCGAAGACCGGGTGGAACGTAACGCGGCGCTCAGCAAGTTCTACTACGAGGTTGCCGTTGAGAATGCGGCCGACGTACCGGACGCGCAGCAGCGCTACAAGAATCCTCCGGCGGATGGCTCGGTCGTGGTGCACAGCGCCAGCGAGAAGCACGAAGTGAGACAGCCGAAGATTGGCGCGGACGACGCCAAAGCGGACGGCTTCGCGCTGAAGAGCATGGTGGCCGTCGGCGGGAACGTGCCGAATTTCTGGTTGGGCGATCCGGGGGAAGGCAACACCGAAGCCACCAGCACGAACATGACCGACGTGTCGTACCGCCACTACGAGACGCGCCAGGGCTACGTGCGCAAGCGCATCGAAGAGACGTGCCGCATCGCCTACACGCTGGCGGCGGCGCAAGGCGCCATCCGGCGCTACGCGGACCCGGGCATTTCCACGGACGTGGCGGATGTGCGGCGCAGCGACAACCAGGCGCTGGCGGTGGCGGCGCGGGACATTGCCGAGGCGTTTGCGAAGGTGCTGGAGGCGGGGTTGGATCGAGACGAGCGCACGATTCGGATGATCTACAAGTTCGCGGGCGAGGACCTGCCGGATAGCGAGATCAAGCAGATCGTGGCGGAGGCGAAGGCGCGCGCGGAGAAGAAGAACAACGGATCGGGCGAATCGACGGATCGGGGAGAGAGCGACGATGAGCAAGAAACAGAAGACGATGAAGGCTGAGGAGTTCCGGTTTGCGATACCGATCCGCCTGGCGCGCTCGGCGAAAGAGCTGCCGGCGGGGGTGGCGCGGGTGTATGGGGTTACGCAGATGGAGGCGGGCGAGACGAAGCACGATCCCCCGATCGTGCTGCCGGATCAGGTTCTGATCGACGCGGCGCCGAGATTCAGCGATGTGGGCGCGCTGTTCGATCATCCGGACCTTTTCGGGGGGCTGCGTGCCAGCCGCCTGGTGGGCGTCTATCGGGACGTGCACTGGAACCCGGCCGATCGGCGCGTCGACGCCGAGCTACACATGATGGACATCTCTGCCGCCAAGCCGGCGGTTGAACTGCTGGACACTGTGATCGAGATGCAAGAGGCGGGCCTGAAGCCGCCCGACGTGGGCCTGTCCGCTCTGGCCTGGCTCACGTGGGATGTGCAAGACGGCAAGCGCGTTGTCAGTTCGATCCGGGAAGTCGCGTCGGTAGACATCGTCTACCGTCCCGCCGCAGGTGGGGGTGTGCACAAGGTTCTCAATTCAAGGCAAGGAGCAGGTGAGATGGAAAACGAAGAGGAAACTACGGTGCCGGTGTCGGTTGTGGCTACACCGGACGCGCTGAGTGTGGCTTTGCAGCGCGAGCAGTGTAGGGCGCTGCTGGATCTGAGCCTGAGCAACGCCGGGCTGCCGGCGCAGTTCGCGGCGATCGTGCGCGATCGCTTCACCACGTCGGACGGGGCGGTGCGCGTGTTCGAGCCGGCCGATCTGGAGCGGGAGATTGCGTCGGTGCGCAGTGCGGCCGCGTCGTTCGCGGCCGGCGGGGCGATCCAGGGCATGGGTCAGCCGGCGCACGACGGGCGGCCGAGCGTGCAAGGCATGTGGTCGAGCCGGGAGCGTCTGGAGGCGGCCTACGAGCGGCTGATGGGGCTGCCGGTGGCGTCGCAGTTCGCCGACGTGCCGCGTCTGCGTGGCCTGGCCGAGTTGTACACGGGCCTGACCGGGGACGTCGACATGCGCGGGATCTTCCGTCCGGAGTACGTGCGCTTTGCGGTCTCGGGCGCCACGAGTCCGAACACGGCTGCGGTGATGGCCGAGCTGACGGCGAACCTGCAGAACAAGCTGATGCTGGCGCAGTGGAATCGGCTGGCGGCTGCGGGTTATACCTGGTGGCGGCGGGCGGTGGCGATCCGCGACTTCCCGACACTGCAGCGCACGAGCTGGATCGTGGCCGGTGGCTTCGGCGATCTGCCGACGGTGGCGGACGGTGGGGTGTACACCGAGCTGACCTGGAACGACAAGCGGGAGTACATCGACTTTCTGAAGAAGGGCGGCTACACGAGCCTGACGCTGGAGATGATCGACAAGGACGACGTGGCCGGGTGGCGCGCGGTTCCGGAGGCGCTGGCGACCTCGGCGATCCGCACCATCAGCCT